AATGAATTTGTTACTGCTTTGGCTAAATCACCGTCTTCTGCAAAGTCTACCTCTTGTTTAATTAATTCTTGAAATGATTTGAGCCCTTGGGCAATGTTTGTTAATTCAGTACCTGCGCCCTTAACTGCATCAATACCTTTTTCAACAAGGTTCTCATCCCAACTAAACGGACCCCAACCATCTTGAACTTCCATACCACCAATTGTAGCAAATGCTTTACTAACGAATCCTAATGAATCTTTAATTGCTATGGCTAAAAATCCATCACTCTTAAAAGCCTCCTCTGTAAGTCCATACTTTTTTCTAAGATCAAGGAATCCTGCTAAACCTTCAGTAATATCTTTAAGTGCTTTACCTGATCCTTTAACTGCATCAATACCTTTCTCTACATTATTTTCATCCCATTGAAATAAACCAAACATGGCAGAGTCTGAAGTCTCATTAGCACCAATTGCAGCAAAAGCAGAATTTAAGAAACCTAATGTTTCGGTTATTGCAGTATTAAGATACCCACCGTCTTTAAATGCATCACCATCTAATCCGTATTTCTTTTTAAGATCTAAGAATGCACCTAAACCTTTTGTAATTTCCATAAGAGCTTTGCCGGAATCCATAACAGAATCGATACCTCTTTCGGTTGCATTAGGACTGAACGTGTTTCCGAATATTGCACCAAATAAACCACCAGGGCTTGCAGGTTCTCCACCAGCCTGAGCGAATGCTCCACTAACAGATCCTAAAGCTATTGCGAGTTCTTTTGAATCATCTTCAGTAAATCCTACGTCCTTAAATGCAGATAAGCCTTTAGACAATTCCTGTAAAGCCAACCCGGCACCTGCATACATAGCGGATGCCGCAAGACCAGATCCACTCTGAATAACCCTGGTAAATAATCCACCTATCATACCAAACACGCCACTTTCAGGATTTATTCCAGAGAATGCCATTGCAACGGCTCCTAATGTAGTAGCAAGATCTTTAGAATCTTGTTCTGAAAAATCTAAATCTTTCATGGCCTGAAGACCTGGTGCTAACAAAAGTAAAGATCCACCAGCAGCAGCATAAAGAGCAGGGCCTAACAATACGGCTCCTGCCGATCCTGCAACTGCCAACCCAGCTAATGCCATTATACCACCTACTGCCAATAGGACTCCACTTTGTATTCCAATGTCTCCTAATGACATCCCTTTAGTAGCATCAGCAAAAGGAACATAACCCATATTAAACACGAGTAATCCAATACCATTTACTGCTAGCGACAATGCACCTTGTAAAATATTATTTACGCCAAATTTACCAACTAATGCGATGGCAGTTCCAATTCCTAGTATAGTAATACTTTGAATGAGTATATCACCAATACCAACAGTTGATGGGAAGGCTGCTGCAAATAGAGCATAACCTAATCCAAATACAACAAGACCTAATCCTATTATACTTAATGTCCCAGCTCCTCTTTTAATATTCTTTGACATCTTCTTACTTCCTAATAATGATACAGCCCCACCTATAAGTAGGATAGATAATGTCATTCCAATTAAGACTGCAGGCTGCATAAGAACAATCATAGAAGCTAAAGCTGCTACTGCTAAACCAATACCAAATGCCAATAGCCCTTCAGCCATCACAGTAAGAGCCCGTGACCCTCTCTTAATTCTTTTACTAAACTTTTTGCCACCTAACAAATAAAATACACCTCCCATAATGAAAAGCGTTGGTATAAGTATTGGAAGACCAATAAGTCCTACTAGGATAAGAGGAGTTGATAATGCAAGAGCTGTTGCAAATTTCATTATAGCACCACCCATAGAGTCTAAAGCATCAATTCCTTTTTGCACCTTCTTAACATCAAACTGTTCAAATTTTTCAAATGATTTGACTACAAAATCAAGGAATTTATCTACTGCCTTTTTTGGTACAATAGTCCAAAGTAACATAGCTTTACCTGTAAGTAAAGCACCCATTCCTAAATCTTTTAATGCTTGTGCACCACTACCTTTGATCTTTCCAGCACCTTTATCTGTTCCACTGCTTTTGGATGTAGAGGCTTTTGCAATTAATTCTAAATTCTTGGAATCTTTATTACCGAAAATTCTATCGACTGCATTTTGTCTAAGTCTGGCGAAGGCGAATGATTTACTCTGCTCAGCTTCCTGTGCTTGTACTTCTAATTGCCGCCCTAAAATAAATTCAATATTTCTTAAGCTAACTAATTGTTGCTGGGATGTAGCTAAGATTTGTGCACTGAGCGCATCGCCACCATTACTGGAATTGCCCATCCCTTGAACAATGAATTCTTCAATTTTTTTGATGCTTTCATTAGTTTCATTTGCATAAGCCTCTATTTTTGATAGAGGGCTCATTAAGTCCTTAAGAGTTACAGCCGCCATAGTATATTTATTAGAACTTAGGCATGCTTATTTTAGGCATTGATGGAGTTTTGTATGAAGACATACTTTTACTCATTTTATTTTGCATTCCGGACATACTCTTATATTGATCATCATAAGAAGACGTTTGTTTCTTTTCATCATCATTACGTTCTTTGATGATTTCATTAAACATTTCAAGAGTATACTCGTATTCATAGAAAGGTAGCAAATCCAACTCAGACGGTTGGAGATGCAACTTTTCCAATAAAAGAACTCTTATCTTAAAGAAGTTCAGAAGTGATATCCTGAATAATAAAGAGAGCCTTGACGCCGCCGGGAAAGGAAAGCGGGACTGTGACCTCCGCATCACAACTTTCACATGGATAGACAAACTCAGGCTTGACTCCAATTTTCGCTTTTTCTACAAGTCTATAAACAATTGAATATTTACTTGCATCCCAACCTTGGAAATTGGTTATAGCAGAAAAGATTTCATTATCATTAAAACCTCTCCATTCTCTTTGTACATAAGGAAGCACAGTAAGAGATGCTTTATCCCAAGATTTATTTTCCTCTTCACGTTTTCTAATCCAATTAGTAATAGCTCTCATTACTCCGATCGTAGGTGGTGCTAATGTAATCTCTCCATGATTTTTAGTAGGAATTGTATAGCACTTATTTTGATAATCATAATATTTTTCTAATAGTTCATCAGTTTCCTGGAATTGTAGATTAGATGTTTTAAGCTCTACGGATTCCTGAGATTTACAGCTAGGAGTGGAACATCCTTTTTTACCAATTGGCATCATAAGTTTATTTTCACCTTGCTTAAACGTAAGTTCTCTAATTGATAAAATAAGGTAAATTCTATCTTCTTCCAATACGTCTCTATAAGATCCTCTCTGTGTACCGTACATTATTTTAGTACAATTAACAAGAATAGAATTTAACTTTTCATCTACATCTAAGATGTTATCCTCATCTACTGTTGAAAAATCTCTAATCTCACCAACTCTTGCGGCTCTGATATGAATTTCAAAATCTTCTCTATAGAAACGCCCACCCGATGGGAACTGTGTTAAATCTAATTTAACATGCCCAGCCAATGATTGTATTCTTTTAATTTCTGGATCATCAGGTGAAACTACACCAGAACCTCTAGTTGTGTCAACTTTACCTAGCTCTTTAATAGTACCGCTTTCATCAGTTACTACAGCAGCAGTATCCTGAATACTTTCAGCTGCTTCAAATTCCTTTTTAATATTGTCCTCGTGACTACTCATAATTATTTAGATTTTATTAATTGTTTTTCTGGTGATGTCTCTTTTACAATATGCTCTACTATTAATTGCCTAACATATCTTGATACGGGCATCGGTTTTGTTTTTGTTTCCATTGATTTTTGGATAATGATAGAATTTAAATTATCTTCATCTTCTGGGGTTAATAAGACTTGTAATTTTTTTGTAAGTCTTTTCTTTTGTGGGATCATTTCTTGGACGCTTTCGTTATAACCATATTTAGGATTATCGGCTTTAAATTTTTTAATCCAAAATTCAAGTCTATCCATAATATGACCTAGTGATTCATCTTGTCCAAATTCTTCTAATGTAGTTTTAGTAAAGGATCTTAAACCAAAATCTTTTACCGCCCTCTTAATGTATTTTCCTGTACCTAAGTTGTTTGGATTATCATTAACAGAGTAGCCTACATAAATCTTCCCATCTGTTTGATTTTCTACTTTAAATATAGTCATGTGTTTTAGATTATGTATTCTATATTATATATTAGTGCTATGACAAAAAAACTGGCCCTAAGGCCAGTTTCTAAAAATATATTTAATGAACTTATAGATTAAAGATTTGTAGCTCCAACATTTTCTTCAACCCAGTGATCACAACGGTAAGTCATTGTTAAATCAGCGGCATCTGGAGTTTCATAATTCAATTCATCTACGAAATCAGGTTGTCCTGTTGGGAATACATCTTTACAAGTAATCTTTCTGAAAATATCACCTGCTCTGTTGTACTGTACAATAATCATACTTCCAACATAATCCTTTTTCAATCCCATTTCGCCGGTTAGTGGATCATAAATCAATTTGTACCAGTTACGGAATGTGTTGTAAATGTAGTTTTCATTTGCTTCATTCAGGTTTAAGCTGAAGTTGAGTGTGAGATCCAAGAATGTTTGTCCTGGCATACTTGCAAACGAACGATCAGCAAATTTATATTTCTGACCGATTGCATCTACAGATGGATTAAGGTTATTTAATCCTCCGATAGTTTTAACCTGTTCCAAGATTAATCCTGTATCATCACCTAATGGGCTGAACACAGTTACCTCGAAAAGGTTTGGTTGGATAGGTTCATATCTCTGACTGCTGGCCCTTGATTGTGTATAATGTGGTAATGGCATAACTTATCTTATTTTTTTATATATTCATCTTTCTTTTCTTATTGGAAGTTACCTGAGCTTATTGCACCTGTTTTAAGGATTGTAGTTCTTTGTACGAGAACTTCCATACCTCTTACTGGCTCGATATAAGTATCAAGGATACCTACATTCTGATCTATAACTTCTGGAGTATTATTAGTTTCATCCATAACATTCTTAAAGTCAAAAACACCATCATCGTTTTGAACGGTTGATAAGAAGTTATCAGCAAGAGTTTTAATTTCCAATCTAGTTTGAGCTGTGTTAAATTCAAATAAGTAGTTTTTCAGGATTGCTTCAATACCATCTTGGATGTAAATTACAACCTCTCTAACATTAATTGAGCTTAACGCAGATTTTGTAGTTTGCTGTGCTGTTTTATTAGCAAAGATTGTTGGGCCAGTTCCACTTTGGAATACAATTGGATTCAATCCAAATGGTTCTAAGTATTCTCTGTCCTCTTTACCAAGATTTAATTCTAAACCTACAACTCCAGTTCCACCTACAACGCCTCTACGAACACCTGCAACTAATGACCACGGTAAAGCATTTTCATACTTTGCAATAAAGTTATTAGAAACATACGGTGCTGGTACAACGTTTATGTTCTTTCCTAAATCTCTTACAGTAATGAAAGGATAGTAGAATGCGCCAAAGCTTGCACCTTGTGTTGGTGAAGGTAATGAGTATCTTACCGTTGGATTTTTACTAAGATCTCCACCAGTAGAAATAAATCTAGAGGAAAGCGATCCAGTTGCATCCAAGAAAGAAGGATCTGTATTATTCTT